AACCATGCACCAACTTTATCTTCTTCTGATAATACGGTGTTTCTATTTTTGATAAATCTTGCAATGTAACAGGTTTAGCTGCATGTACCGGTGACATAGTAAATGCAGGGTATCCATACATAATTGCTTCTGTAGCTGCATTACTATTAAACGTAACTAATGCAAATACATTTTCGCCTAATGCTTCTTTAAGACTTTTGTTTACTACACGTTCTGTTCTACTTTTTACACGCTCACGCACTACAATAGGACGATCAGTATGTTTTTTAATTTCTGTAATAGTTTCTTCTAACCATTGATCTAAATCTAATCCGTAAAACTTCATCGGCTTTTCGTCTGGTTTAGCAATAAGAATATTTTTGCCACCTTTCTTCCATTTGCCAACATGTAAATTTAATCTATCAAATCTATCTGACGGGCGATCAATAATTTCACTATCGTGTTGGATATTATTTTTAACAATTCTGTGATAATATTTCCAGCCGTTGGCATTTTCTCTCGATCGTTGATTGCCCAAATATCCAGTGTCTACAAAATAAAAATCTCGTTGATTATCCCAACACTGTTTCATTAATTTATGTTTAAGTATGCCGCGCATTACAATTGGATCTGTGCTGTCATCGTAATTAAAATCTTCAGTTCTAATTACACGGCCGCCCGATCCTAACGCAAACATATTAATATACGGATCCTCTCCGTTTTTACTTAGATATATTGCGTTTTTCATATAATGTCGCGTTGTTGACAATATTCTGTTAGAATGCGTTCTTTATGCCAATCTTCTGATTGAGGTGTACTAGCGAACTCATGAAAACACGGTGTGCCAAGTGTGTAGTGTAATAGTTTAGCATTTGGATTAGGACCGTATTCGTCCGGAAGCCAATTCCATTCTTTAGGTAATTCCCCAATGCGTTCATCTTCTAACCATGTAAATCTATGTAATTCTGCACCAGTGGCTTTCATAACAAAGTCTGGAGTCAATTTACGATTAGGATGATTTCCACAATTCCATAATATAACACTTGACCAATTTTTGCGGGGATAGTCTTCGTTCTTACTGCCAAGATATTTTTCAGTCATCTTAGTTTTGTAGTCATGTTTAACAACCATTACATCTTTGTTAAGTTGTCGGCTTTCCCATAGCTCTGCAATGTCGCCGCGCACAATCATGTCGCCGTCAATAAAAATTGCCCAACCTTGAAAACTCATTAGATAAGGAACAAGGAAACGTGTATAGATAAAATGATTACTGCCGTCTGTATGCGTTTCTGTATATTCTTTAAACAAGTTTAATGCCACAGGAATAATTGCTACGGGTTTACTAGAATTTCTAATAATACTGTTTACACATGTATGGTATGCAATTGCTTCTCGAGGATCGTAACCTACAAACACTGGAATGATATCTTTCATTTTCTCTCAATATCTTCTTCATCACATGCTTCACCGTATTGAATTTCTACAATCTTGCAAGGCACTTCGTACGGATTAGCTAATTGATGCCATTCGCCAACTGGAACTTTAAATTCTAAATGTTCTTTAAGTAATGTAGGTGGCAACGCATATCCTTGAGGCATCATTGAATTTACTACACATGCCCCGTGACTTACAATCCAATATTCTGCACGATGTTGGTGTCTTTGCATTGACAATTGTTGTCCAGGATTAATTGTTAATTCTTTAACTTTCATTCCGGCAACATCATGCAATACACGGTAGTAACCCCATGGGCGTTCTGTCTTAGGTGCTTTCCATTCTTGTAAAATCCATGAGCTAGAGTTTGCTTTATCAAACCCGCCTACACCAAATGCAAATTCTAAATTGTCGTCCTTAATATCCATCTCTGGAATATTAATATGCGTTCTATCACCGCCGTTGGCAAAAATAATTTTGTCATTTGGATAACTAGAACGAACCATTCGAATAGCACGTTTTGCGCTACCGTCGTCGTCATTAAAATCAATAACAAAATCTACACCTGTAATATTACGCACAATAGCAGCACGTTCCATGTAAGGCATAAACGGTGCACCTTTTTTACGTGTTAACCACGCATCTGAATTTACACCTACTACTAAGATGTCGCCTAGTTCTTTAGCTTGTTTAAAATAGGCTATGTGCCCGGAGTGTAGTGGATCAAAACCACCAGTGATTAGTACAATACGTTTCATGCAGATATTTATCTGCGCATATTATTGGCTATGAACTCTTTGACATCGATTTTAGGTTTAAAGCCAAAGAACGACATTTTACGTGTATTGGCTTTTGTTTTTTGACGTTCGTTTGGTGTATGCAGTACTATTGGCAAGTGTGGTGCAACGGTATTAATTTTAATTGATATTCCAGTGCCAACATCTAACGATCCAACAAATCCGTGATCTAATAGTAATTCAAATGCAGCACACACATCATCGACGTGAATAAAATCACGTTCGTGATTAGTTACGTACTCTAATGTTCCATTTAATAGTTTATGAAAAAACATATTTTCTCTAGGAACAGAACTGTAAACAGTGTGTAGTCGCATAAAGCAAACATTGTCGTGGGGGATAAATTCCATTACATGCTTACTGGCTGCATAGGGATTTAGATGAGGTTCGTATTGTGAACTAGAACTTGCAACTAATACTCTTTTAGATTTGTAATGATTTAATATTCTGCGAGTCCCTTCGACATTAACTTGCCAATATTTTTCTGGATTATTAATGCTTTGTCGAACCCCTGATAATGCAGCTAAATGAATAACAAAATCGCATTCTGGTAAATTGCAAAGCAAAATGTCGTTGCCTTCTTTTATATCAAGGCCAACGACATTGTATTGTTGTTCTAAAACTTTTGTAAGACATTTACCTATAAAACCTAAATGTCCTGTTACTAGTACAGTTTTCATTGCGCACGATGTTTCTTATTAATATCTTCAACTCGACCCAACAATTCAAGATTAACGCCTAAGTCTAACCCTTCCATAATAAGAGCTGCTACATCTTTAGGAAAGCAAGCACCGCCCCAGCCGTATTGTCCGTCGGGTCCTGGTACTTCCATGTGCGTTGTTCCAATTCGATCATCGTGTCTTGCTAGATATGCTAGATCCTTAATGTCAACACCTTCTGCATCGGCAATCTTTTTAAAATCATTCATAAAAGTTACTTTAGCAGCAAGGTAACTATTCATCATGTACTTGTACAACGATGCAGTTTCAATAGGTACAATGATATGTTTGTCGTGTGTTAATGCTCGACCAAAATGCAATACGTTTCTTGCTTTGATTGCCCAATCGTAGTCACCACCAATAACACAATATTCTGCATTGGCATAATCTGCATTTGCATTTGCTTGTGTTAAAAACTCCGGTACATGCACAAGATTTGGATATTCTTGTTGTAGTCGTTTGTACGTGCTTGGAGATGCTGTTGATTTGCTAATCAACACAACGTTGGGATTTTGAATTGTTACAAACAACAATTCTTTTAATACTTGTTCTAAAATAGAAGTGTCACAGTGACCATCTTCTGTACTTGGGCTAGGCACACAAATAAAAATAGCATCGCGGTCTACAAATTTATCTAAACTTGCAGAATCTTGCATCTTTGGATCTCTAATAACAAGATCTGTATTTCTATATGCCCAACCTACTGCTCCACCAACAAAACCAAAACCAATAATACCTATTTTCAAAGCGTTGCGTCCTCTAATCCGGCAGTTCTTAATTTAACAATATTTGATACCTGCCATTGTTTAATGTCTAGTGCTTTGATAATGCCTAACCACTTGTTACGTAATAATGCAAAATCATTAATAATTTTTTCAAAGTCTACAACGTCAGCTTCGCCTTCTACAAACTTTTCACAGTCTCTAGAGGACAAGCTGCGTTGATAGTTTTCTAAATACTTACGGAAGTGTTGACTACGAAGTCTACGTAATTCAATATTGAGATATTCTAAAATACCTTCAATTTCCTGCAACTGATTAAATCTGTTCTCAACGATGCCCGGCATATTTGCCGATATCTTTTCTAAACTGCCAGATACTTTACAATCAAACTTTGCTTGAATTAATTCAGCTTCGTAAAATGCTACTGCATCTGGGATATTAGAAATATCCTTGCTAACTTTATCGTACCAGTTCATTCGTCCTCGTCTTCGTAACCATC